TGAAGGATGAAGGATGAAGGATGAAGGATGAAGGATGAAGGATGAAGGATGAAGGATGAAGGATGAAGGATGAAGGATGAAGGATGAAGGATGAAGGATGAAGGCAGAAAAAAGCGCCGGGTCGTTTTCACGACACCGGCGCTCTCAACACATGAGGACGGGGACAGGGGTTAGGCGGCGACGCCGGAGGCGAGACCGGCGGCACTGTAATTGATTTTGGTGCTGCTTTTGGCGATGGCGCAGATGCGGCCATACCAGCCGGTGGTGACATCGGCGATGGGGGCGAGCTTGCCGGGCGTGGCGGAGCCGACGATGGCACCGTTGACGGTGACGCCGTGGGTGCCGATGGTGAGATCGTCATCCTCGGTGATGTATTCGACCGGTTGACCGCTGGAGGCGGAATTGAGTGCCATGCCGACGGCGGTGCGGATGAGCGCGGAGGCTCCGTTGGCGTCTGCGAGCTTCGCGACGTTGGCGGCGGCGGTGTCGAGGTAGATTTCCTCCCCAGCGGCGAGGGTGGCACCGGCGATGGCGCGGCGGCGGCGTGCCAGGGCAGCGGTGGAGGGGATGACGGCGGAGGCGGTGATGGAGATGTCGGCCATGAGAAGAGAAGGATGAAGGTGGAAGGATGAAGGATGAAGGGTGTCAAACTGAGACCTTGCGGCTAGGACAGGGTGAGTTGCGACTTTTTGAGGGCGGCCCGGATGCTGTAGCGGATGGAGTTTTGCAGGCGCTTTTGGCGTTTGCCGCTGTTGAGGACGAACTGCATGCGGCGGGAGAGATCATTGGCGCGACCATGACGTGCGCGATTGGTGATGATGATCGTGAATTGATCCGGGCGAGGGATGACGGTGATGCTGCCGACGGTTTGCTGGTGACGTGTGATCCAGGTCGGAAGCGAGGTCTTCAAACGGGCGGCGGCGGGTGCGAAGCCGGAGGCGAGCAGGCCGACGCGGGATTGTTGCTGCTTGATGTAGCTTCGCACATAGCGGGCATCGCGGACATGCTCGCTTGGTTTGGTGCCGGTGACGCGACCATTGCTGCCTCGGCGTTTTTCATGAGCGGCTCCATCGTCGCTGCCAAAGTCGATGAGCTCTTTGAGTCCGAGCGTTTTGCAAATGCGGGCAGCCTGCGGCCAGTTTTTGTGCTTCACCGCTGCCCAAAATGCGGCGGCGAGTTTTTCGTCACGCGCTTTGATGATGGCGTAAAGTTTGCCGGGGGTGGCATAGACTTTCCACACGTCGCGCATGACGGCGCTTTCGCCGCGTTTTTTGGAGGCAACGTCGGCCTTATTCATGCTGGGCGGGGTGATGGCGGCGATGTCGCGCACAAAGCCGCGTGCGTCGTCTTCGATGGCCTTCGCCATGATCGCCGCTGACTCACGCGGGACTTGCCGGAGCTTTTTGAGCAGCGGGCCGAGTTGGACGTTGGCGCTGATCATTGCGTGGTGATCTGCTGGCCGGTGAGGGTCCAGAAGACGCCGTGAGGGGAGGCGTTCGGCGCTCCGGCTTCGGTGTCCAGGGCATAGACTTTTCCGGTCTCGACGTGGGTGAAGCGGACGGCGCGGGTGGCGTCGGTGGTGGCGTCGATGATGTCGGACGCGGGCAGGAGTGCGCTGGCGACGACGATCTTGATGGTGCGAGCCTGGATGACTCCGCCGTCCTGCTCATACTTGATGCCACGACGGGCGATGTAAGCAGCAGGGATGCTGCGAGCGCCGAGGGTGATGGTGCAGGGATTGCGCTGGCGCAGTCCTGCGAGGTGGAGCTTTTCACTGGCGACGAGAGCGGCGGACATGCGAGGGCGTGAGTGTCAAAAAAAGCGCCGCGTCCCCCCAACCAAAAAGGGACGCGGCGCAGGGGACACCGGCGGGCGAAGAATAACCGCGCCGGGTGAGAGTCTGACGATTAGCCGAGGAGCGTGGCGACAAACTCAGGCTTCCAGACCTTGACGCCGTAGAATGCCATGAGCTTGATCTCGCTCATGCCGTAGCCTTTGTAGAGGCGGGCGGAGAAAGAGAGACCGGTGTCAGCGTCCACCAGCACCGCGATCTCTTCGCCGACATCGCCGCCGGGAGGTTGTGCAGGCGGGCGCATCGCGAGCTCGATGGCGGTCTTGTGGAAGGCGACGTTGGCGGTGTAGCTGTTGCCGACGGTGACGGCCTTGTCGTTGACGATGGCACCACGCAGGCCGGGATGATTGATCACCAAGCTGCCAGAGGTCGCGGTGAGTCCGGTCTTGACGACGTAGTTGCCTGCGGTCGGCTCGTCGGCCACGGTGATGATGTCGCCAGCTTTGATGCCGGTGCTGTTCACGGTGCCGCCGTCAACGGTGAGAGTCGTGCTGCCGACGGCGATGTTGCCGTTGTTGATGAGGTAGCCTGTGCCTGCGCCCTTCGTGTGAGCCTGCACACCCGCGCTGGCGCGGATGGACATGTTGAAGAGGTTCAGCAATTCACCACGGCGCAGCGTTGCGTCTGTGCCAGCATCGCCCACGTTGGTGAGGGTCGAACGCTTGCGCAGATTGGCTCCAGCGGCGGTGTTGAGGATGAGCGAGAGCATGCCGTCAGACATGGGGGTGCCGTTGTCTTCGAGGATGCGGTAGAGATCCGCGAGGATCTCGAAGTTGGAGCCGAATGGCGTGGTGCCAGCGGTGCCGACGGCGCGGCTTGCGCCTTGATAGGCAGCGAGTCCGATTGCGGCTTCGATGCTGTTGCGCATTTTGCGGATGGCCTGCTTATAGAGCTGCTGGAGAGCAAGCTCTGCGCCGACGGTTTTGGAGAGCTGAGCGAATTGCTCGCCTTTGAGCGGGATGGATGCTCCCGCGTAGGAGGAGAGAGTCAGCGTCTCGGTGCTGGTGGTGATGTCGGCTGCGTCAGGCACCGTCATGGCTGGGGTGTAGCTGGTCTCGAGCGTGGGCTCGGTGGTGCGCAGCGAGGTGACGGTGCCGCCAGCGGAGATGCCTTCGGAACCGCCGTTGACGATCACGCCTTGCGAAAAGCCGGATGGTTCCATCGCGACTTGATCGCGAGCGGCATAGAGGATTTCGGTGAGTCCAGTGAGTGAGATGTCGTTAGCCATATGTTTGGATCAGTGAGAGTTGGGGGTGTGTTGGATTTGAGGTGTCAATCTGCGATCAGTCTTCGAGCTTGCCTTTGGCTGCCATGAACGCATTGCGCTCGGCGTGTGGGAGCTGGTTGAAGGCGGCGCGGGTCATGGTGTTGACGGGGGTGCCGCTGCCACCTTGAGCGCCTTGGATGGGAGCGTTGCCACCGGCAGCACCGGCGGCTCCGTTGGTGAGCAAGGCGGTGATTTTTGTGAGCTCAGTTTCCAGCGCGGCGAGCTTGGCTTTGTCGCCCTTTGTGGCCTCAGTGATGCTGGCAGCGAAGGCGGCTTTCACGGCGGTGTCTTCAAAGTCGATGACGACGTTCGGAGACTGCGGCTTGTGCGCGGTGATGGCAGCGGTGAGCTGGTCTTCAGTTTCATCACCCTTGACGGTGATGCCGACGAGTGAGGCGAGGGCGAGGAGTGCTTTCATTGGGGTGGGAGTGCGCGATGGCGACGGTGGCGGCGCGATGTCAAAGAGGGCACTCGGCACATGACGCAGCGCGGCGGTGATGCGGGCGGTCTTGAAAGCGGAGGCACTGAGGGCGACTTCGTCGCTGGTGGCATCGGCAAAACCGTGCTCGACGGCTTCTTCACCTGTCAGCCAGGTCTCGGCGTCCATCATCGCGGTGAGGTCTTCGTCGCTCTTTTTCGTGCGCTCACGATAAGCGGCGAGGAGGCTGCCTTTGATCTTGTCGAGCAGGTCGGCGAGCTGGCGCATGTCAGCAGAGTCACCCACCGCGAAGCCGCTGGGGTTGTGGATCATCATGAACGCATTGCGCGGCATCTCGATCCGCGTGCCTGCCATGGCGATGACGGACGCCATGGAGGCGGCGAGGCCTTCGATGCGCACGGTGACGTTCCCACGTGCCTTCAGGGCATGGTAGATGGCAAGACCGTCGAAAACCTCACCGCCAGGCGAGTGGATGGAGAGAGTGATCGGAGTCGCAGCCGCGATGCTGCGGAGCTGGGCGAGGAAGTCTTTGGCGCTGACACCCCATGCGCCGATCTCGTCGTGGATGGAGATTTCAACGGGGGCTTCGGCGGAGGCGGCATTGCGAATGGTGAACCAGGTCTTGCGGGACATGCTGGCGGGCGCATGTCAAAGCCGCGTGGACACGCTGAAGCGTGAACAACGAACTCTAGGCATCCAGCTCGGCTAGTCTTTAACCCTCTCTCCTTTTGGTCCCGTAATATGAACAAAAAGCTCCATTTCTACTTCGAGACTTTTTTGCTGCTGCATCGCTCCAACTGCATGCGAGAGCACATTATACATCACACAATGCTTTGAATTGTGTTTGTTTTTGGATAAAGCCGCTTGTTTACCAAGCACATGAGTGAGCGCAAAAATTGCATCTTGCGCACACCTACGCTCTCCATCTTCGCCGAGGTCAAGGCAGTGATCTTGAATGGTTTTCTCGAATTTTTCAATTAGACTATCTGCTAAATTCTTTTTCATGCTGTTTAGTGCGTTGTAAGGTCGGTGTGAGGATAGCAAGGGAATGGGTGGCAAAGGAATGCCGGAGGTTTTTATTCCATTGCCACCCATTCCCTTGCCTAATCACGATCCCTTTAGCTTGGGATGGAATCATCTTGGCAAAATGCGTATAGAAATGGTTCCTCAATTGGGGCAGAAGGGTTCAGGAGCATTTCATACATCTGCATCTTTGAAGCTTCGTCAGTGATGAAGCTTAGCGATTTATCCAGAGACTCCTTTGCTGTGACGTTTGGTTTTCGATTTTTTACGATCACCATCGCAGAAAGAATATGATAGATGGCCGCCTCTTCTCCTGGGCTTATCCCGTTAGTTTTGAATACAGGCTCAGCCGCGTCGATAACTGACGCGGCGATGCGACGAAGTTTGTTGATGTGGTCAGTGGTGGTCATGGTTGTCTAGATGATGTAATTTATGTGCATAGAATCCGTCAACTCTTCACACGGCATCGAGCTCGGCGATGTCGGCAGCAAGAGTGGCGGGATTAAGGGCGGTGAGGATGCCGGAAGCGGGCTGCAATGTCTTGATGCCCATGCCGATGGCCAGGGCGACGCTGGCGGGGATTTCGACCTGGTCAAGGGGCATGTTTTTGGCGCGACTGATGGCGTAGCGGATGCTGTCGAGCTTTTGATCAATGGCGGCATGGCGCACGGCTTCGCCATCTTGGCCGGTGCTGCGCTCGATGAGGTCATCGGGCGTGATGAGGTTTTCGCCGAGGCTTTCGAGGTCGGCGCGTTTGTCGCGTCCGGCATCGACCGTGGGGTCGGGATCGGTGACGAAGTCGATCTGATTCCAGTCTGGAATGTTGGCATACTGGAACAGCGGGCTGCCGGGCATCATGGCGGTGCCAATGACTTTTTCCCACAGCCATTCCAGGAAGGGATACAGGCGGGCGCGGAGGCCTTCGTGGGCGCGGGCGACCTGCTGGAGGAGGCCACGATATTCCACGCCACCGACTTTGCCACGGGTGAAGATCCACTCGGGTGGATACTTCAGCTCGAACATGAATGGGTGGAGGAGATCGGCGAGGATTTCGCGGAAAGGAATGCCCTCTTGGGGATTGTTGAAAAAGTTGAAGCTCTCGTTGTCCGACATCGGCAGAAACACTGCGCCTTCAGCCACCTCGACAAAGCGGCGGCCCGTGTCGGCGGTGGGGTTGCCACCTTGCTCGGCGAGTGCGATCTGCTGCATCGCATTGAGCATCTTGCCGTCGCGGGTGGTGGTGGCACCGAGGAGCGAGGCGCGGACCTTGGCCGAGTGCTTGCGCAGGGCTTTGAGATCGAGCGAATCGAGCAGGTCGCGACCACTCGCGAAGATCACGGGATCACCGTGATACTGGTGGATTCGCGTCGGGTCTTTGAGATGGAAAATGTTGCGGTGCCCCATGGCATTGACTGCCGGGATGTCGGTGAATGCTTTGGAGAGCAGGTAACCACTGGCGTCGGGGTCTTGGTTGAGGCGCAGGAGCTGGAGCTGGTCGAGACCGTTGTATTGGAGGCCGTCAAACCAGCGCAGCTTGCGGGCGGCGACGCTTTGCACGTCGCCATTGGTGAGCTGGTCGCGGCTCACGAGTTGAATTTGAAAGGCTCGCTTGCTGCGATCATTGAGTGACCACGAAGCGCCGGTCGGCTCATACACGGGCAAGATGAAAAGCTCACCATCGCCGAGCATGGCGGAGAGCAGCATGGGCTGGATCGCGAAGAGGTTGTGCTCTTTGCGGATGTCGATGGCGGGGGAATCAGCCCATTTTTTGAAGAGGGCGGTGGCCTCGCGGCGGAAGTCGGCATCTTGCGAAATCGACTTGCAGCCGATGCCTTTGCCGACGGCCTCACGCGGCAGTTGCTGGATGCCGTAACGCACCTGGGGAATGCCTTCTTCACTTTGCAGGAAGCGGGAGATTTGCACGATGTCCTTCGACCGCTGCATGCGCTCGACGCTTTTCGAATTCCACGCGGTGTAGTGCGGCGTGGAGCGATAGCTGCCACCGGAGGTGGTGGTCGTTGTCGCGGCGTTGGTGATGGGCGCGGGTGCGGTGGGCTTGAGTGTTTTGCGACGTGACATCGGGCGGCGAAAGTAAGAGGTGAGACGTGAGATGTCAGAGATCAGCCGAGCAGGGTGGCAGGCTCGTAGCCAGGCCGGAAGCGGAAGCCGAACGGACGGGAGAGCGACTTGGCGACTTGGCCGGCAATCTCGGCCTCGAGGTCTTCAATGGCGGCCTGCACGGCTTGCCGCCGCTGCTCCGGCGAGGAATCGCGAAACTGCGCCGAGTGCGAGGAGCCTTCAAAAGCCTGCGCGGTGATCTCGGCACCGCTGCGATCCTCAGCCAGGAGGAGGTATTGCTCCGTCAGCCATTGCCGCTGTGCGTTTGCG